CCCAAAGGAGGAAACAATGAAAATTGAAATAACATTTGATATTGAGCCTAAGCAATACAGCGATTTCAGGCATGAGCCAACTCAGAAAGAAATAAAGGAGTATATCTCTCGCTTTATGAATAGGCGGCATGACTATGATGAAAGCGCATATTTTAGAAATGTTAAAGTTGTCGCAAAGCGCAAATAAGGAGGAAAAATGGCACAGAAAACGCTGGATAAACTGCAAGCTGTTTGTGATGAGCATGACCTAGAAATGAACGCTCATTACGAACATTTAGACGGCTGGTCGATTGCTTTCTATGCGCCAGACAATATGTTTTGGAACTCAATAGATGGGGTATCAGTTGTCTATAACCACGATAACATACGCCTCGCTATGCGATTTCTAAAAGGGGAAATTGCGGAAGGCTTCAGGCCAATCAGGTCGGACGATTTACATTAATTAAACAATCCAACCAGTTTTGGGGCGGGGGCTAGAACTCCCGCTCCATTTTTTTGTGTAGCCCATAGCACTGGCACCCTGCTGGGCAAAGGTCAGCACAAAAGCGTCAGCCACGTCAGGGCTCCGCTGGCCCCTCCGCTTCATCTCGTCCTTTGATTCGACCTTCAACTTGCCCGTGCTCAAATACTTGTACCGTATGCCCGTAATCTCCTGAATGAGCGTGTCATCATCGGGTATATGCACGTCCCTGCCCTCGAACCACTCCCTCGCGTTCCAGAACAATTCATCCCTCAGCCTGCCGAACCTCTGCTTCAAACTGGCCGTCTCCGATACCGACACAGCCACAGCGGGCAGGTCCAGTTCCACAAGGCGGTCAGCCAACCCCGCACCCAGCCCAATCGCGTCAATGTAAATCGCCTGCGGGCGGGTCATATACGGACACGCCTCATACTCCGTCAGCACAATACCAGCAAGCTCCATCAGGTCCTTGTTCTGCCACGTCTTGATCGGCTCAATCATCACCTGCCCCTGCCGCTTGGCCAAGGCCGACCTGTCCCCGCCGAATCGGGCCACGTCCAGACCCCAGATAACGGGCGTTGTTGGCGAGGGGGTAACTTCCCTCCGCGTGGCCTCTTCCACAATGTAAAGCGGCACCAGTACGTCATCAGACTGCGTGGGGAACTCGCCCAGTACCCGCACCCTGTAAACATTGCTGTCCTCGCCATACTTCTCGGCCATGCCCTTCAGGAACTCCTCAGAGACATATTCCCCGTCATGACAGGACACCGTAATGTTGTGCCACATATGACGCATAGAATGGAACGATTCGTAGAAAAATCCATCAGACCGCGTGGGGTTCCCACACATTACCGTTTTTGCGTTGGGGGTCGACAGAGCACCCTCAGCTACCTGAAACACCACGTCAGGCACCCCAGACGCCTCTTCAACAAGAAACAGCATATTCTCGCTGTGAAAGCCCTGCAACGCCTCTGGGTTCTCCTTACGGCTCGTTCTGGCCACTGCAAAGCTGTCACTGGCCCCTCGCAGGCTTATCTTGTCACTCTTGAACTCCAGCAGGCTCTTAAAGCCGTCAGGGAGCTTCCTTGCCCACTTGTCAATCTCCGACCAGAGCACGTCTGACAACTGGTGCGCCGTATTGGCTGTAATGGCAACCTTGCACGGGTAATGACTAAACAGCCACCACAGGACCAACCACGACTGGAACGCCGTTTTACCAACCCCGTGGCCGGACTTGATGCTCACGCGGTCATGGCTTGCTACAGCGCGGAGGGCTGAGGCTTGCCACCACTGGGGCTCGGCTTGCAGAATGTTTTCAACAAAGAAAACAGGGTCAGCGTGGATTTTTACGAGCAGGTCGGTGGTGAGGTTGTCTGTCATGGGAATCTTTCTGGGGGGTGTGTGGTTATGTTCTTTTTTTCACCGCCCCCGCGTGTGATTTGACGGGGGGGGTCTGAGATTGCGAACTATTCGCAGAAGTTTGTCGCATAATGTCCATTATGTAATTGGTATACCCTGCAATATCAATGACTTAGCTATGTCGTAATGTCGGGCTTGTAAAAGTGTCGCAATCTGGACACTAATCTGCCCCTAGTTGCGAACCATTCGCAGGTTTCGCGTGTGCGGGCGTAGCGGTGTGAGCGTTTTGCCCCTCTTCCTCATGCTCTATCACCACATCCCCCTCCAGCTTTGCCTGCTCTACTCTAGCCGCAACCCTCTTTAATTCATCAACAAAACTTGCTTTATGCTCCACTTCGACCCGCTGATTGTCTCCGTAAAACCTAGGATACAGCTTCGTCATCCGCCACTTCATCGTATCCACTGCAAGCCTGCCTGCGTTGTAATCCATCTCGCCAGTGGCTACGGCCTTGATCACGTCATCTATCTCATCATCAATAGCAGTTGCCCGTGATTCCATAGCCTCATGGTAACGCCGGTCAATTTCAGCGTCTCTGCTCTTCAGATAATGGAAACTCTCGTAGCTGGGCATATCCTTCATCTTGCCCACAGCCCGTGCGCTCATGCCATCAATAGCAATCCGCTTTAGATACTCTTCCAGTATCTCTGGGTTCCAGACTGTTCTGTAATTACCTTTTCTTTTCGCCATAGGCACCTCCTAACCCGTTATAACCTGAACAAGTTAAGCATTGCAAGTTAGCTGTTGACTAACCCTAATACTTAGTTTAAGGCTATATTATAACCGTTCAAAAGGAGGAACAAATGAAGGTATCCGTAACAATCGACCTTGAGCTTTCTGACAGAGAGCTTGAGGCAATTAATTTATCAAAGGCTGTCAGCCCTCATTACACAAAGCCAGATGAGGTGCACCTTGAGGAATATATTAAGGAAACAATGCAGATAGTTGGGCGTAACTGGGTGCTGGACACTCAGCATGAATTTCGTCCGTTCTATCTTCGCGACCTGATCCCAGACGGTAATGGCGGCTACAAGTTGCCATCTGCATACAGCTTAAGATTTTAGGAGGAGCAAATGAAAATCTTACAATCAACAGACCGTGGCATGAAAACCTACGACATATCCTGCGAAAACCATGACGCTGTACAGCTTCAGGTTAAGCGTATCTTCGACCAGTACCCGTCACTGGGCTACGGCACCATGTCAAGCGGTGTTCGCTGGTCTGACATGGACGGCCTGTGGAAAGTCCACGTCTCTCACTCGCTATCATGCGACTAACCCAACAGGGAGGCTTCGGCCTCCCTTTTTCATATCGGCTTAGGCAATCCATTACCCAACTCTAGCCAAGCATCATCGCTCTGGTCAGTCAGCAGAAACACCTCAACATCATCCAGTATCGGCTGGAACCTGAACCCCTCCGCCTTATACTTCTGCCACAACCTGTCAGCCAGCGTATGTGCGAACGCCTTCTGCTTATCAGATAAAACCCTCTCCCTCTTTTTGTTCTGACGGTAGCGTTTCTCACTAGTAGTTATAAGGGTTAAAGTATTATAAGGGTTAGTGGCTCTGTGTGAGCCCTCAGGAGCACTGTTTGAGGGCTCAGAGTGAGCCGTCTCACAGTGAGCCCTACCCTCGTCAGTGTCTTTTTCAACAAATGTCATCACCACAATATCGGTTTTATTAAACCGCTTTTGCCTGTGGATCACTCCCGCATCTTCCAACTGCTTCAGCTTGCGTTTTACCGTTGCCCGTGAGCATCCGCACAACTCGCATATGCGTTGCACACTGGGCCAAGCCTGACCCATGCTGTCGTTCATATGGTCGGCAACACACAACAGAACCAGCTTCTCCAGCGGGTCTTTGGTCTGATAGTCCCACGCCCATGCCAACGCCTTCACGCTCATTTTAAATACTCCGTAAACAAATCAATATCAAAATGCGCCAGCAAGCCCTTATCCTGCCAATCCCTCATTTGATTTCGCCCTCCGTACTTCACCTCAAAATCCTCCTCAAAATCTATATAGCCCAGTCGGTCAGTCCATTGCACAAACAGGTAAGCCGGACATTTGCAGTACCGAGCCATTTCCCGTGCACTAATCACCTTGCTCAAATTACAGAAAAATGTCCCGTATTTACGCATTTCGTTGTTACGGCACCTCACCTCCACAAGCCCCGTAATTGTCCCGTCACGCACCATAGCAAAGTCTAGGTGGTTATGTACCGGCAACTTGTAAGCCTGCACTCCCTGAGGCGTTATACGCTCAATAACCCGCTTTTCACGCTGGAGATCCTGCTCACTCTCATACAGCGGACGGTTCATATCTCGTCTTCTTCTTTGCAGCCAACCTGCGATATAACAGCCGCCTGCCCGCCGTTAAGCCGTGTAAAATCCTGATGCGCTTTTACTCGCTTTGGCTCTGTAGCCATCATGCAGGCCAGTCTTGTCTCGAACAGGCCCTCATTAAACATCAGGTAACAAGTCGCCTTGTCATCCACGTTAAACTGCGAAATAATGCAGACAGCTATCATACCTTTAAACATCAGATTTTACCCCCTAGCAGGTCCAAAAAATCGCCGAGGTCAACCACGGCCAAGGGCTTTTTACGGTCCGCCCCAACGACCAGAACATCAGCCCCTTCAATGTGCTGATATAAAAACTTAAACCCGTCAGCCCGCTTCTTTGCCTCAACCTCCCATGTCTCCCGACCCTTTTTGATAATAACATCATTCTTGAAGCCCTCAGCAGCCCCCGACAGCGGCACCCTGTACGCTTCCAAGTCGCGCAGTCTGGCCAGTTCAACAATCTCCCGCTCAAAGCGAGAACCCTTTTCTTTCTGTTTGTTAGCCATGTTTAGTTTTCCTTTTTTGCAAACAAACAACATTCTCAAAAGCTATCCGCTTTTCACTGTTTTTCCCGAATCTCATTCCTTTAGATTGCACTTGTTTTTGATTAACAAGCTCCAATCCGAGATCAGTTAAAGTGTTGATATGCCAATCAGTCACAGTCATTGTTTCGCCGCCTGCAATGAAGTCTTTACAATTCAGTATGAACACGCCGCCATCTTTTAAGGCGTCCACGCAAACCCTCCAAATATTTTTGTGTAATGTTTCATATTTTTTGTTCTTCCTCCCAAAATGCAGGTTGGCAGTTGTGCCATCAGATAGGCATCTCCCAAGCCGATGCCTATAGGTAATTCTTTTTGAGCCATCGCCAGCGTTGAAGTCGTCCGCCATTCTGTTTCCATAAGCTGGGCTAGTCAAAACAGCGTCAAACTTTCCCAGTTTAGGAACTTCAACTAAACTATCGCCACAAATTACACTTTCATTTTGTTCAGCCCATTCAACTTCAATTTCTACACCCACAACGTCATATTCTGTCAACAACCTAGCAGTAGTCCCAATTCCAGCGAACGGGTCTAAAACCCTACAACCCTTTTTGGGTAAAAATTCTGAACAAATAGATAAAATATGCTGACCCATCACCGCTGGGTGCTTAGTTAAGTTTGACATTCCTATATCCACTCCAGTTCTGTTGTGCCCTTAAAGTCCTTAACCCAGACCGCCCACATGAACGCCATCTTTCCAGAGCCGTACCAAGATTCGTCATGGTCCCCCCGAATCATGGTCTGCCGCTTGCTAAAAACATAAATCCGCGCTGGCGGGTTGTAAGCATACAACTCGTTAAACCGCTTGACACCTTCCAAAAAGGCAAGGCGCAAAAGCCAGCAATGCTTCTGCGCCCCAAGGTCAATGGCTTTCTGTATGAATTCCTGAGCCAGTTTGTAAGGTGGGTTGGTGACTATGTTCGGAGCCAGCAACTTTGTTTCCATCAGAAAGTCAACGCCTGTCTTGCCATACCCCCTGTCAACTAAATCTGTTGACACAACTTCGTTACTAAACCCCTCCAGCATCCGGCTCATATGGCCCTCACCACAGGCGGGTTCCCATACTGGCCCGTCAAAAGTTTCAAGCCCAAAGAACGGGATCATGGCACTGTCAGGAGTGGGGTAAAAGTCATCCTTTTCGCGGTTATCCAAGAGTAGACCCCCTTGGCTTAGGCACATGGTCGGGCCGCTTTGGCTTACCCGTCAGGTTTTCTTTAATGTCAGCGTCCACAAAACACCCGTCAGGCAGTTGGTCGCTCCACTCCTGCTGTATGCGCCGATTTTCCTTGA